TAGTACATCTGTGTATGCAAAGGAAGGAACCCTGGCACACGAACTGTGTGAGTTAAAACTACAGAAGTATACCACGGCCATGGCTAAATCCACATACACTCGCAAGTTCAACAAAATCAAAAAGGATGAGTTGTGGCAACCAGAAATGGACGATACCTCGGAAACATACCTTGAATATGTCAAAGGTGTTATGTTAGGTTGCACGGCAACTCCAGTAGTAGCCATTGAAAAACGCGTTGATTTTAGCCGTTATGTACCCGATGGATTCGGCACGGCTGACTGTATCATCCTATCCGGCGACGCTTTGCGCATCGTTGATTATAAGCACGGAAAAGGGGTAGTCGTTGATGCGGAACACAATCCGCAAATGATGTTATATGCCCTTGGCGCGATTGATGCGTATAGATTACTCTATATGTTCAATACGGTCAAAATGACTATCGTGCAGCCCCGTGTTAATAATATCAGCGAATGGGAAATCCCTACGGTAGAACTACTGGAATGGGGTAATACATTCGTCAAACCTCGTGCAGACGAGGCTATGTCTGGCAACGGTAAATTTGAACCCGGCGACTGGTGCAGATTCTGCAGGGCGAAACAACAGTGCAAAGCCCGATATGATGCAAACGACTCTTTGCACAGTGCGCTAGTTTCTAATCATGATCCTCGACTTATCTCGATGACAGAACTCGGCGAATATCTTCGTCGAGGGAAAGACGTCGCTGCTTGGCTTGAAGACATGAAAGACTACGCACTCACCGAATCCCTTAACGGAGTGACAGTCCCTGGCTGGAAAGCCGTAGAGGGTCGTGGTAGTCGGGCATTTCAAGACACCGATGCTGCCATAGATACTTTAATCAAAGCAGGTATCGATGAAAGCATTCTGTATGAACGTAAGACATTAACATTGGCACAGATGGAAAAGACCATCGGTAAGACCCAATTTAATGATATGGTAGGTGACATGATAGTTAAGAAAGCAGGCAAGCCTACCCTAGTTGAGGAATCCGATAAGCGCCCTCGGATTACCAATCAACCTACTGCGGCGCAAATATTTAATGTATCTAATGATAATAATGGAGGTAATTAATTATGTCATTCGTTCCACAACCAACTGAAGTATTATTGCAAAATGTTCGTGTATCCTACTGCCATCTATTAGAACCTTGGGCTAATTCCACACAGCCTGGTGCTAAACCTAGATATTCAGCTACTATTCTTTTACCTAAAACTGATGTAGCTCAACACCAAGCTCTCATGAATGCTATCGAAGCTGCTATCCAAGCAGCACGTACTAAATTTGGCGCACGTGTTCCAGCACAGCCTAAAGTACCAATTCATGACGGTGATGGCTACACACAATCCGGTAAGGAGTTTGGTCCTGAATGTAAAGGTCATTGGGTATTTACGGCAGCGCAAGACGCTAGCTATAAAGTTGAAGTAGTAGATCTTCAAGGTAATCCTCTCACAAATCCTACACAAGTATACTCCGGCATGTATGTCAATGTACTCGTTCGATTCTTCTTCTACTCCAATCAATCCACTGGTATCGGATGTGGTTTAGGTCCTGTTCAAAAAGTACGCGATGGTGAAGCATTGGGCAGCATGCCTGTTGCAGCATCCTCTGTATTTGGTGCACCTCAAGGTAGTGCGGCTAATGTTTATACTGGTGCTCCAGTAGCAGCAGGTCAACCTGTGCAACAACAAGCACCTCAACAAGGTTATGTACAACCGGCATATGCTACGACACCTCAGCAATCTGTGCAGCAAGCTCCTGTAGGCATTAACCCCGTAACTGGTCAACCTTACTAATAGGTGCCTGATATGAGGCATCTAAGCATTGATATAGAAACATATTCATCGACGGATATCTCATTCGGAGTGTACAAATACACTGAATCGCCTGATTTCGCTATATTGCTATTTGCATATTCCTACGACTTTGGTCCTGTTGAAGTTGTAGATTTAGCGCAGGGAGGAGTAATTCCTGACAGTGTAATTCGTGATTTATTAAGTCCAGATGTAATCAAGCATGCTTACAATGCACAATTTGAAATTACATGTCTAAATCGTGCGGGGTTACTCACATCTGTTGATCAGTGGCAGTGCACGATGATTCACGGTGCCTATTTAGGATACCCTATGGGCCTAGCCTTACTCGGCAAGGCCCTGGGGTTACCTCAGGATAAGAAAAAGGACACATCCGGCAAAGCACTTATCAAGTACTTTTGTACACCATGCAAGCCTACTAAACGTAATGGGGGACGTACCCGTAATCTGCCTAGACACGATATGGATAAATGGAATGCTTTTATCGAGTACAACCGCCAGGACGTTATCACTGAGATGGAATGTTATCACAGACTAGCCTCGTTCCCTGTACCTGATGATACGTGGAAAGATTGGTATCTTGATATCCAAATCAATAGTAGAGGTGTACGCATTGACCATGAATTGGTTGATGGCGCACTATTCATTGATGAAGAAAATCGCGAAATGCTGATGAATGAGGCTTACCAAATCACGGGACTTAGTAACCCTAACAGCCGGAATCAATTACTTGATTGGCTAAATAATAATACTAATGTCAGCCTTGAGAAATTAACTAAGGACACTGTGGCCGATGCTCTGACGGATGCTGATGATGTTGCCGCGAAAGTGCTTATGATTCGAAAGAAACTTGCGAAGTCATCAGTATCTAAATACACCATGATGGACGGTGCTATGGGCGTCGATCTTCGTCTTAGAGGAACGTTACAGTTCTATGGTGCTAACCGTACCGGACGCTGGGCGGGTCGTCTTATCCAGGTGCAAAACCTACCGAGAAATTACATCGAAAACCTTGACACGGCTCGGCATCTCGTTAAAACCAAAAACCGTCAAGGATTAGAACTTCTATACGGTGATGTATCGGATACGCTATCTCAATTAATTCGTACCTCAATTATTGCTGAAGAAGGTAATACATTATGTGTGGCCGACTTTTCAGCCATTGAGGCTCGTGTTATTGCATGGTTATCGGGAGAACATTGGCGCCAACGTGTATTCGCTGAGGGCGGAGACATATACTGTGCTTCCGCATCATCGATGTTTGGTGTTCCCGTTGTTAAACATGGCGAGAATGGGCATCTTAGACAGAAAGGTAAAGTCGCTGAATTGGCACTCGGCTATCAAGGCGGAGTGAATGCATTAAAAGCCATGGGCGCTCTTGATATGGGACTCCATGAGGAGGAATTACCTGAAATCGTAAATTTATGGCGCAACGCATCGCCTAGAATAAGAGATTTATGGTATGCCGTTGAGAATGCGGCCGTATACACCGTTACTACCGGGAATCCTATAGGTCTTGACCACGGTATTATGTTCCGATTGGAAATCGATCCAATATATGGATACCGATATATGACGATTGAACTACCTAGCGGACGTAAGCTGTTTTATCCTAGCCCAAGCATTAAGCAAAATGCATTCGGTAAGGATGCTGTACATTTTAAGACTAAAGTAAATGCTGCATGGGTTACTGAAAGCACATATGGAGGTAAGTTAGTCGAAAACATCACACAAGCAGTCGCTCGCGATTGTTTAGCACTGACACTGCGCCGATTGGAGGATGTGGGATATCAAATTATCATGCACATCCATGACGAAGCTGTACTTGAAATCAATAAGGATAACGCAGAATCAACATTGGATGATGTTAACGCTATATTCTCAATCGCCATACCTTGGGCAGATGGGCTACTATTATCATCCGCAGGATTTACTAACGACTATTACATGAAAGATTAGGAGGGGATACACTTGCAAAACGATAAGCTGATTACCATCAGTATCGGTGCGAGTCGCACATCAAAGCAATGGACCCGTACGGAGATGTTATGGTCCGAGTTTTGTGAGCGCCTCAAAATCCCCGTTCGTACAACAGAAACCGTGGACGAATACCATAGATTGCCAAAATCTGAGAAAAGCAAGCTAAAGGACATAGGCGGCTTTGTTGGTGGTACGTTAAACGGTCTACAACGTAAAGCTATTAACGTGTCTGGGCGTGATCTGATTACTCTTGATATGGATGCCATATCGCCTGGGGAAACTGAGAACGTCGCTCGCACGATTGACAGTCTAGGCATGGCTTATGTCATCTACTCAACCCGTTCTCATACGGTGCATCGTCCACGGTTACGTGTTATCGTCCCTACTGATAGAACGATGACACCTGATGAGTATGAGCCTATTGCTCGTAAGCTGGCAGAGCTCATCGGCATTGGTATGATGGATGGAACTACGTTCGAAGCTTCTCGGCTCATGTATTGGCCATCATGCCCGAATGATGCGCAATATGTATATTGTGTAGGCGATAAGGCATTCTTATCTGCTGACGGTATGCTCAGCCAATACACTGATTGGCGAGATGTGCGTTCTTGGCCACAAGTACCAGGTAAGGAAGCATCGCAGCATGAAAAGCAGCTACTTGCAAAGCAAGCTGATCCGAGAGAAAAACCAGGTATCGTAGGTGCCTTTTGTCGAATATATGGTATCCGTGAGGCGATTGATAAATTCATACCTCATGCATACGTCGATGTTGACGGCAGCGAGGACCGCTTAACGTTCGTTACTGGCTCAACGGTAGCCGGGGCAGTTATATATGATGACGATACATTCCTGTTCAGTCACCATAATACTGACCCGTGTAGTGGTCAATTAGTTAATGCCTTTGACCTTATCCGGCTGCATAAGTTCCACAGCTTAGACGAGACTGCTAAGGACGGGACACCTGGGCATAAGCTTCCATCTTACATGGCTATGTCTAAACTAGCTATGCAAGATACGGTAGTCGTTAATGAACTCAACATGGCCCGTGCCCGAGAATCGGCATCAAATGTATTTGCTGATATTATCACGGATGTATCGGCTCACGCTGAGACATCCGACCTCGACCCTAATGCGTTAACGAACGTCGACTGGATGAAAAGTTCGACTTTAAAGTACGACGAGAATGGTCGACCTAAGAACACGCTAGATAACATGCTTAAAATCATGCACCATGATCCGGCGCTTGTCGGTAGACTTGCCTATGATAGATTTGGTTCGAGATACGTGGCAAAAGGGGCCCTACCATGGAACCCAACACCAGGACTTCGCATATGGACAGACACAGATGATGCGGGCTTACGGTGGTACCTAGAAAATAAGTATGATATCACCGGCAAAGATAAAATTATGGATGCCCTCATTATGTGCGCTGAGCAAAATGGATTTAATGAAGTACTAGATTATCTTAACGGGTTATCCTGGGACGGCATTGCCCGATTAGATACCATATTCATCGATTACTTAGGGGCTGAGGATAATGTGTATACCCGTGCAGCCGCTAGAAAGTCATTTACGGCGGCAGTAGCGCGAGCGTTTGAACCTGGATGCAAGTATGATACGATGCCAATTCTTATCGGAGGTCAGGGTATTGGTAAAAGTACTCTTATCCGCACGATGGGCAAGAAGTGGTACGCTGATGGCTTAAATACCTTTGAGGGTAAAGAAGCCGCAGAAGGTATTCAAGGTAAATGGATTATAGAAGCCGGTGAAATGGCTGGGTATTCGAGGGCTGAAGAAAATGCATCTAAGCAATTTCTAAGTCGTCAAGTAGATGTATTTCGTCAAGCCTATGGCCGACGTACGCAAGAGTATCCACGGCAGTGTGTGTTCTTTGGCAGCACGAATCAATATGAATTTCTAAAAGATATTACAGGTAATCGCCGATTTTGGCCTATTGATCTTGAAATGACGACTCCACGAAAGAATATATTCGTTAATCTTCCGGGGGAAGTAGACCAGTTATGGGCGGAGGCTTTGTATCGGTATAAAAGCGGGGAAAGCCTCATTATCGAGGATGACCCGAACGTACTAAAACTGGCTGATGCGGCTAGAGAGGCGCATATGGAATCAAACACCAAAGCAGGACTGATTAATGAGTTTTTATTAATCAAGGTGCCTTTAAATTGGAATGTGATGAGTCGGAGCGCCAGGAGGACGTATCTTAGCATGAATGCTAAACCTGCCGAGGGTCAAGAGTTAGTATATCGTGACCGTATTTGTGCAGCAGAGGTTTGGTGGGAATGTTTTGGAAACGACCCAAGTCGCATGAAGAAGATCGAGACCAGGGAAATTAATCAAATACTGGCGGACTCCCCATATACAATGGGCGGAAGTCAGTTGATGAGATTTGGTGAATATGGACATCAAAGAGGGTTCAGAATTAACGAGTCAAAACTGAAATTATAGTGTTAACATTCTCAATTAAGCGTTAACATTCTCAGTATTTTTGTTAACATTAGAATGTTAACGAATTCGGAGAATGTTAACGTACTATGTTAACGCATAAAGTCAGTATTTATCTATATTCATATAGGTTGGTTAACATTGTTAACATTATATACTGGTAAATATCAAAACAAAGAGTTTTAAGAAAAAATACGCCCTTTACAGCCTTAATTTGAACCCTCATATACGCGTATGTAAACATGTTAACGTTTAAAAATTTCAGAGGTGAGAAATGTTAGAAAAGGATATCGAGAGAAAATTAGTTGTAGGCGTCAAACGCGCAGGAGGTAAAGCGTATAAGTTTGTATCCCCTGGTAATGTCGGTGTGCCTGATCGAATCGTCGTATGGCCGAATGGTGTTATTCATTTCGTAGAATTGAAGACATCCAAGGGCGTACTTTCGCGATTGCAGGGAGTCCAAGTCCGTGAACTCCAAAAGCTAAATCAAAAAGTATTTGTGTTAAAAGGTGCAGATGCGGTGGCTGGATATCTGGATCAATTCATAGAAGAATTTGGGGTGAAAGCGTAATGCAGTTTAATCCGCATGCGTATCAACGATATTGTATCGACAAGACCGTTAATCAAAATAAGATAGGGTTATTCCTGGATATGGGTTTAGGGAAAACGATTATCACGTTATCCGCTATATACGAATTGAAGTACTCCCGATTCGCCATTCGTAAAGTGCTAATCATAGCGCCTAAGAAAGTAGCGGAGGCTACATGGCAACGAGAAGCGCGAAAATGGGACGGTGTAGGTATATTAAGGATATCTACTGTATTAGGCAGCTTGAAAAAGCGCATTAAGGCTTTAAACACACCTGCTGACATCTACATCATCAATCGCGAGAATGTAACGTGGTTAGTTGATTACTACAAGAATGCATGGCCGTTTGACATGGTAGTTGTGGATGAATCTAGTTCTTTTAAGAATCACACGGCTAAGCGCTTTAAATCATTAGTCTATATGTATAATCACATCAAGCGTATGGTGTTGTTAACGGGTACGCCAGCCCCTAACGGATTAATCGACCTATGGGCGCAAGTGTATTTATTAGACAGAGGTGAGTCGCTAGGAAAAACGTACACAGGATTTAGAGATTATTATTTCGAGCCCGATCAGAGGTCACGCGAAATGGTGTACTCCTATAAACCTAAATCCGATTCAAATGACAGCATTATGACGGCAATATCTGGGTTATGCA